GTCGCTGCGGCGACTGCTGTCTTCCTGGTGTATCCTTTTGGGCAAGGTTCTTTTTCAGATGCGATGCCTCTGGGGATATCCGGGACGTTTAACTATATGCTCGTTTTTCAAGCCGAGCACAATATTCTCATGCATCCTTTTCATATGCTGGGCGTTGCCGGCGTGTTTGGTGGGAGCTTGTTCTCTGCTATGCACGGCAGCCTGGTCACGTCTTCTCTCGTCCGTGAGACGACGGAGGATATGTCCCAAAACTATGGCTACAAGTTTGGGCAAGAAGAGGAAACGTATAACATCGTAGCAGCACATGGTTACTTCGGACGTCTCATCTTCCAGTACGCGAGTTTTAACAACAGCAGAAGTCTGCACTTTTTTCTGGCTGCTTGGCCTGTTGTTGGTATTTGGTTCGCTGCCCTTGGTGTTAGCACGATGGCTTTTAATCTTAACGGCTTTAATTTTAACCAGTCCCTTCTTGATAGTCAGGGACGTGTGGTTCGTTCTTGGGCCGATATCCTTAACCAAGCGAACCTGGGATTTGAAGTCATGCACGAGCGCAACGCTCACAACTTCCCTCTGGACCTTGCTTCTGTTGAAGCAACTCCGGTGGCTCTATCCGCCCCCACCGTCGGCTAATGAACGACACGAACATCTGGCCTACTGAACCTACCATCATTATGACTGATCATCCCTATGGTGTCCCACATAACGAACGTGCTGAGCAGCTCAACGGTCGCCTTGCTATGCTTGGCATCATGGCTGCTCTTGGCGCTTACGCACTAACTGGACAAATCATTCCAGGTATCTGGTAAATGGCTAAGAAAAAAGGTCGGAAGGGGTTGACTATTGCAGCCTCTTTCGAAATTGGTCCCGGTCATAGAGATGCCATGAAAGGCAAGAAAATCTATGAGAAGGGCAAGAGCACAGACAACAAAAATGAAAAAGAAATTTTTCTAAAGAAAGCTGGTCCTCAGCTTCCCCTTGCTAAAAAGAAGAAGAAAGGAGGAAAGAGTTATGGCTAAGCCTGGACTCTATGCTAACATCCACGCCAAGCGTAAGCGCATTGCCCAGGGTTCTGGTGAGAAGATGCGTAAGCCTGGCGCTAAAGATGCTCCTACTGCTAGCCAATTTAAGGCAGCAGCTAAGACTGCCAAACCAAACAAACGTAAGTACGCCGCGTAGGACGCACGTTCATCCCCTTCGGGGACGCATGTCGCCTGATCATGGAACGGGGGTCAGGTACTTCGGTCCTAAACGATGTCTAAAGTTGAACTGGATGCCCGTGTACGGGAACAAAAGCAGGCTGAAAAGCAGGCTAAGTTGAAGTATCGCGGCGTTGCTTACATTAAACTTACTAACCGTTAATTTCACAACATGAAAACCTTTATCACCTCTATTGCTTTCATCGGCCTCGCTGCTCCTGCCATGGCTGGTCCCTACGCTAACATTGAAGCTAACAGTGGTTTCACTGGCTCTGACTACAATGGTACTGCAACGGACTTCCACGTTGGTTATGAAGGAGAAGCTGGTGCTGCTAGCTGGTACATCCAAGGTGGTCCTTCCTACATCAGCCCTGATGGCGGTGAAGGCGAGACCATTGCTACTGGTAAGCTGGGTGGCTCTGTGGCTGCAGGCGAGAAGCTCTCGATCTACGGTGAGCTGTCTGCTGCCTTTGATGACGTCAACAGCTATGGCACCAAAGCTGGTGTGAAGTACAAGTTCTGATAAAACGGATTGGGGGCACCTCAGAGTCGGACCCCCTTTCCCTTGGCATTGGCCTCTACGGAGACACCCTTTGCCGCAGCTGTGGCATTGAGACGCCCTTAAGTTCTCAAAACATTTTATGAATCTGATTCAACTTGCGTGGGCTGCTGGTCTTTACGAAGGTGAAGGAACAGTACGTCGTCAACTAGAAATTGAGATGACTGATAAAGATGTCATCAATAAGTTTCGTGATATCATGGATTGCGGATACGTGACCTATCGTGAACGTCCAGGTGTTAAACCTACTTGGCGTTGGCGTGTTGGTAACAAGCGTGATGTAAGCCGATGTCTGACACTGATGCTTCCTTTCTTTGGAAACAGGCGAGCCTACAAAGCTCTTAACATTCTAGATAGTATAGAGCTGACCTGATTACTTTAACTATCTTTTTTTTACAATGGCTGACGCTACCCAAACTTCCTTGGGTCGGATTAATCTAGCATCCGGCTCGGGATATGATACTAAGTATGGGCTGTATCTGAAGCTTTTCTCTGGCGAGATGTTCAAAGGCTTCCAGCATAATACTATTGCTCGTGACCTGGTGATGAAGCGGACCCTCAAGTCCGGCAAGAGTCTCCAGTTCATCTACACTGGTCGTATGGACGCTGGTTTCCATACCCCCGGTACCCCCATTCTTGGCTCCGGTGATCCCCCGGTGGCTGAGAAGACCATCGTGGTGGATGACCTGCTGGTCTCCAGCGCATTCGTGTATGATCTCGATGAAACCCTGGCTCATTACGAGCTGCGTGGTGAGATCAGCCGTAAGATCGGTTATGCTCTGGCTGAGCACTATGACCGTCGCATCTTCCGTGCTATCACCCGTGGTGCACGTGCTGCCCACCCCGTGAGCGCAACCGGTAAGGTTGAGCCCGGTGGTTCGCAGATCCAAATTGGTTCTGGTGCTGGTGCCGCCGGTGATGCTCTCGACTCTGACAAGATCGTGGCTGCCTTCTTTGAAGCTGCCTCTGTCCTGGATGAGAAGGGTGTGTCCGGTGAAGGTCGTGTGGCTGTCCTCAGCCCCCGTCAGTACTACGCTCTCATTGAGAACGTGGCAACCAATGCTCTGATCAACCGTGACGAGCAAGGTACTGCTCTGCAGTCCGGCAACGGCATCATGAGCATTGCTGGTATCAAGATTTACAAGTCCATGAACATTCCGTTCCTGGGTAAGTATGGTACCAACTCGACCATCGACAACCCCGGTTCGTTCGTGGGTACTGACGTCGAAGCTACTGCTACCGGCGAGAACAACCCCTACGGTTCTGCCACTGACTTCGACACCTCCTGCGGCCTGATCTTCCAACGTGAAGCTGCTGGTGTTGTTGAGACCATTGGACCCCAAGTGCAAGTCACCAGCGGTGACGTCTCCGTGATCTATCAAGGTGACGTTATCCTGGGTCGCCTTGCCATGGGTACCGATTACCTGAACCCTGCTGCTTGTGTGGAACTCCACGCTACCAGCACTGCCGGTTCTGCTTTCTGATAACACTTTTGTTGTTTACTGGGGGACCTTCGGGTCCCCTTTTTTTATACTTATGGCAACCCCATCCTACGCAACGTCCACCGAACTGGATGCTGTTAACTCAATTTTAATGAGTGTCGGAGAGTCTCCGGTCAATACTCTTGATACCCAAAGTCCTGAAGTTGTTATTGCTCAGAGTACTCTTCGGCAGGTTTGCCGTGAGATCCAATCCGAGGGTTGGAGCTACAACACTGAGTATGAATTTGGTATCACTGTAGACTCCAATGATGAAGTAGTTATTCCTCCTACTGTTCTGCAGCTGGATGTGAATAGGTACAAACATACTGACAACTATGATGTTGTCCGCCGTGAAGGTAAACTGTACGACCGATACAAGCACACATTTAAATTTACAGATGTTGATATTCTGTATTGTGATATTGTTTGGTTCTATGAGTTTGCTGATATTCCACAAGCATTCCGTGATTACATTACCGCTCGTGCTGCTAGGATTGCAGCAGGTCGTATGGTTAGTGATGCTGATAGCATTCGTATCCTGCAGACTGATGAGACCCTGCTACGTGCTCTAGCTATTGAATACGATACTCAACAAGCTGAGTACAATGTGTTCAATGGTTCTGACTTACGGAACCCCTACACCAGCTACAAACCATTCCAAGCTCTTAGTCGATAATGGCAGCAATCAACCAACGTATTCCCAACTTCTTGGGTGGTGTTTCACAACAACCAGATTTTATTAAATTTCCTGGACAACTTAGAACCTGTCATAACGCTCTCCCTGATGTTACCTTTGGTCTAGTTAAGCGTCCTCCTGGTGAATACGTTGGTGTGCTTGCCAATGCTGAGTCAGGTGGTCAGTGGTTTGACATTGTTCGTGACCAAGATCGTAAGTACATTGTTCAGATTACTGATACTCCTGAGATCCTAGTGTGGGATATTGAGGATGGTAGTCAACAAACTGTTAGTGTTGCTAGCGGTGTAGATATTAATTATCTAGCTCGTACTGGTACTAAACCTTATGGATTGTTGACAATTAACGATTACACGTTTATTGCCAATCCTGATATCACTGTAACTTCTGCCCGCACTACTCCTACGTTCCAAGACCATTACGGTTTTGTGACTGTAGATGCTATCACATATAACACAGAGTATGTGGTATCATTAGGGAACTCTAACATCACATCTACTACCAAGTACAGAGCTGAGACGCTAACTGTTGTTAAAGCAGGCACGTCTAGCCCCACCTGGGAGGATGATCCTGGTACTGGTGAGTACACTGGTCAAACAACTTTCTTTAGTACAGCTTCTGGTAGTAATGGTGTTAAAGGTGTAGTCACTGTTAATGCTCAGATTCTTGCTACTCACAGTAGCGGTAATAATCCTTCCTATAAAACTCGTTATACTGCTCAGGTGGTTCTTCAGGAAACTGGAGATGATGTAACCAACGGTACAACTATCACTGTTAGTGTTGCTGGTCAAGACTACACAGTTACTATTGCTACTGTGTCTTCGTATGAGAGCTATGCTGATAGCAATGCAGCCGTTTATAGAACACCTAAAACTGCTCAGAAAGGTACACTAACCATTGACAGTCTGACTGGTTCTTTGAAGGATGCCATTGAGGCTAAGTACCCTGACGTTACTGCAACGCCCACAGGCAACGGTGTGTTCCTCAGCAGCACGTCTAGCTTCGGTAGTGTGACTACACGTGGCGGCATTGCTGGAGACGCCTTGTACGGCTTTACAGACGCCGTTCAGAACGTTAGTAAACTCCCTGTATATTGTAAGGATGGGTACATTGTAAAGGTATCTAACACTGAAAATGCAGGTGAGGATGATTACTATGTTAAATTTACTGCTGACAATGGAGATATTGGTAGTGGTATTTGGGATGAAACTGTAGCTCCTGGTATTGTTGCTGGCTTTGATTATGACACAATGCCTCATGCATTGGTTAATAACCTTGATGGTACGTTTACCTTTACTACTCTTGACCCTACTAACGAGCCTGATAACTATTGGAAGGATCGTCAAGTGGGTGATGAAGATACAAACCCGCTACCTACTTTTGTTGATAAAAATATCAGTCAACTCTTCTTCTACCGTAATAGATTTGGTATTGTAGCAGATGAACAAGTTGTGTTGAGTCAGCCTGCTGATTACTTCAACTTCTTTATTAACTCTGCTTTGACTGTCAGTGATGCAGATCCTATTGATATTGCTACTTCTGACGTCCGTCCTGCTATCATTAACCATGCTCTCCCTGTACAGAAGGGTGTTTTGTTCTTTAGTGAATCTGCACAGTTTATGCTGTTTACAGATTCAGAACAGTTTGGTCCTAAGACTGCACAGCTAAGGAAACTTTCGGCTTATGAATGTAGCCGTGATATTCCTCCTGTGGACTTAGGTACATCCATTATGTTTGTTTCTAACTCCTCCTCTTATGCTAAGGCGTTTGAGCTGGTGATTGGTAGTGAATATGATGCTCCTAAGGTTGTTGAACAAACACGAGTTATCCCTGAATTTATCCCTAATGATGTAAATGATGTGGCTATCTCTACCCAAGCTGGTATTGTTAGCTATAACAAAAACGGAGAGTCAAATCTTTATCAATACAAATATTTCAGCAGTGGTGAAAGGCGAGAACAATCAGCCTGGTACACCTGGGAGTTGACTGGCGCTGTTCAGCATAGCCTGTTTAGTAGTGGTAACTTCTATGCTGTTACTTCACAAGGCACTCAGTTTATTCTTTCTAGACATGAGCTGATTACTGAATCTACATCTACTCGTAGTTACGTTGTTGGATCTGGTGATCCCTCTTCGCCTTTGACTATTAGCCGAAGGTTTGAAGCTACGTTGGATAACATGGTTGTTCCAGCTGAAGGCGACAAGAGCGTAACAGATGGAAACACTACGATCACTTTACCTTACACCATTCAAGATAGTGGTGATGATCTAGTGATGGTTGTGTTGTCTGGTGATGATGCAGGTTATGTCCAAGCTCCTGACAGTGTGAGTGGTGCTGATGCTACGTTTAATGGTATTGACCTGACAGGTGTCAACGTGGCTGTTGGATATAAATATACTACTGAAATCCAGCTTCCTACCTACTATTATTCCATTGAACGAGGCGCTTATGACATTGACGCTGATCTACGGATCTCTCGGCTCAACTTTGAGTTGGGTGTCTCTGGTCCTATGGAGTTTCATCTGACTGCTGACCAAGTTACTGATTATGTTCAGTATGAGTCTGGTATGATTACTGACTTGAGCAGTTACAATACTATTCCTTCTAAACTTTCTAAATCAGTCAGCGTACCTATCTACAAAAAGAATGATAAGTACACTCTGACTATTAAGATCCCTGACCCGTTTACCGCAACTATTGTCTCAGCTAGCTGGGACGGACGATATGACAACAGACGGCATGTACGTCGGTAAGTACATTCAACCATGCACTCCCGAACTAGCTTTACAAGTAGGACAAAACCTGCGTTGGGAAGACAGACGTGAAGTAGAAGAGATGACAGGACTGACAGGTGAAGCTGCGGTCCTGGAGTCTCACTACCGATCGGCTCTTTCAGTGTACTTCACGGTGCCCAACGGCAAGGCTGCCGGTGTGGCTGGCGTGACTCCAGACAACCGTATCTGGATGCTCTGTACCAAAGCTAGTGAAGAATATCCCCACACATTTGTTAGAGAAGCGAGGCGCTGGTTACAGAGTCTCCCATATGAATACCTTTGGAACCATGCCGACATGAGGAACGAGAACCACATTAAACTTCTCAAGCTTCTCAAGTTTAAGTTTCTTAGGTACTATGTTATCAATGGTGTTCCTCTTATTGAATTTATGAAATTATGTGCGATCCCATCTCAGCTGGTATCGGCTTAGGTTTAGCAACAGCTGGTTTTGGAACTATGCAAGCTGTTGGTCAACACCAACAACAAGCAGCAGCTGTAGCTCGTTCTAATGCTATTGCTCAAACGCAATACCAGCAACAGCTGCAAATTATGGCAGCTCAAGAACAAGAAAAAGGTCGAGCTTATCAAGCTCAACTAAACTCAACTAATGCTGCTAGAAATGCTTACTTCAGACAGCTCCAAGCTAACCAAGCTGAAGCTAGCCGTGCTTCTGTGGCAGAACAACGTAAACTAAATGAACAAGGTAAGAAGGCACTGTTTGATCAGCAAGCTGCTGTAGCGGCTTCTATTCAAGCACAAGGTCAGGTATTGTCTACGGGCAGATCCGGTCAATCCTTCTTGCTTCAAGCAATGGATGCAGATCGTCAGCTTGGATTTGAGATGGCTCAGATTCAAGAAACGCTCTATGATGCTACCATGGCATCTGGTACTGCACAGTACGGCATTCTCCTTGATCAGAATAGCGCTAATGTAGACGCTTACAACAACCTTCCCGCTAACCCCCTTGCACCTACTCCTGAGTTCCATCCCATCAAACCTGTTGCCGGTATTGGTCCTTCTAAACTTGCCTTGGCTGGTGCCATTGGTAGTTCAGTTATGGAAGGCGCTGTCGCAGGTGTATCGTTTGGCCAAGGCTTAGCCGGTGGCGACGACTGATAAAATTTAATTCATCAAAACAATGCCATATCAAGGTAGTGCACAGTCTGTCGGATTCCGTCAACGTGCCGTCATTGATCCGTCCAGGCGTATGCGTCAGGAAGCGGAGCAAATTGAACGGCAGGGACAACAGCGTATCCGTGGAATGGAGAGGCAAGCCTCTCAGCAAATTGAAGAAATGCGTAGGGTTAGTGACATACAAGAATCTAACGCTCGTTATGAGCTAGGGGTTCTTGCTGATCTTAGCCCTACTATTCAAAAAAGTATTAAACAAGGTGTCGAGTTGTACGCTGAAAGCGAGCGTGCAAAGGCAACGGAAGACTACCTTAATCAACCTGCAGAAGCTTTAGAGCAAGACAAAGCTCAGGTAGATCAAGCTCTGGACAGCAGTGCAGAGGTTCACACTACTCTGAGCAAACTTGCTGAACAAGCTCCTAATGCGTTGACTGAGGATGCTGTTCGTAAGCGTTCAGGATTCTACCAACAGCAATGGCACCTGTCTGCTATGACAGAAGCTGTTCAAGGGTTTGGTCCTCACCTGATTACTGAACTATCTGAGAACACCACAGAGCTGCAAGGTCCTGATGGTCCGTTTAAGATCAACGATCCTAACCTTACTCCTGAGCAGCGTAGCTTGGCTGCCAAGTATATCAAATCTCAATGGCTTAAAGCTAACAACCCTGCTGGTCTGAGTGCTAAGGTGCTGGCTACTAAGTTTGTACCTGAGCTTGATAAGCAGATTAACTTTGAACAACAACAGTACACCCAACAGTATCTACAAAAACGCAATAGCGAGGAGCTAGAAGGGGCTAAAAACTCTTTATTCTTGGCTTACCGTACTGGTGATCCTGCTGCTGTAGTGAAAGCACTGGACAACTTCCGTGCTGTTTCTCCTCGTCTTTATGACAACCTTAAGACGAAAGGCGGTGGTAACCTGGCTTCTGTTGAAACTATAAGGACTTCATGGGAAACGCTTGCTCTAAGCGATCCTGAGCGTGCACGGGAACTGATTCCTGTTCTGTCTGGCTACACGGTGACTGGTCACCCTGCTGGTAAAGGTCCAAACAAATCAGGAACCATGTCGGAGCTGTTTGCTTCTAAAGGTTTTGGTCAAGTCCAAATGGAAGCCTTTGTTATTAAGGCTGAGAATGCAGACTACCAAGCACGGGAAACTCGTGAAAACCAAGATGCTAACGAGGAGTATGAAGCCATTACTAATGGTTGGATTGACAACCCTCCTAGCGCTGATCAGAAAACTGCTGCTTTGCGGGAACTTCTTGCAAATGGTAAAAGAAAACTTTACGATAAACTGCTGACTTGGGAAGCTCCTTACAAAGGTAAGCTTGAATCAGAAGACTACATCAAACGTTATCTGGCAGCAAGCCCTACTGGTGAGATTCCTCGTGAGGTTGCAGATAAGCTTCACCCTGATGTGAGAGCACAGTATCAAAACAAGATTGTTGAAAACCTGTTTGGTACTGATAGCAAGCAACAGATTAAAGATGGTAAGGCTCTGATTAAAGCTGCGTTGGACGAAGTTAGGGGTGACATTGATGGCACTAAAAACGCCACTGATGACTACCTCCGTGCCCGCAATAAAGCTGAAAAAGATATGATGCTGACAGCTAGACAGCTTCAAGATGCTGACCCTAATCTTTCTGAAGGTCAGGCTATTACGATGGCTGCTAACCAAATCACTGAGCTTATCCAAGGTACTAGGGATAAGAAAGGGTCTGACTACCATTACACTACTAACGGTGGTTTTACCAAGTTTATCTCAGGTCCTGCAGCAAACGCTGCTTTGCTTCGTCAGAACAATATTGTAAGTCAAGCGGAAAACCTTATCAAGACTCAACCTAATGTTATCACTACCCGTTCTTTCAATTTTAAGCCTGCTGACCTTGAGCTTAACAGCAATGGCCGCCCTTCCGGCGTCTTTTATTCCCTGGCTGCTCTAGATAAAAAGCACACGGCGCATGAGATTATGAATGCTCAACGTCGTCTACAGCAGCCACCTCTGAAAGAAATCCCTCTCCCTAAAGAGGTAGACTATCTGGAGCAAGCTCTCAAAGCTAACCCAGCATTGCGTAATGCAATGATTACCAAACCTAGCTATAAAATTGCACAGCGTACTGTGGAGCAGGTTGGTGGTATTAGCACTTCTAACATGCTCAGGGCTATTGGATTCCAAGAATCTGGTGGTAACTACAAAGCTCAAAACCGTGATCCTGCTACTGGCAATCATCGTGACCCTGCTCTGGGTAAGTACCAGATGCTGTGGTCTAACATTGTTGTCTGGGGTCCTAAGTACGGCTTAGGTCATCCTGGTAGTCAAGAGGCTTTTTTGAATAACCCTGATTATCAAGAGCGTATGGCACAGGTTGTGATGGGTGAGTACATCCGTCAAGCTGTTAACGCTTCTGGTGGTGACTTGAATCAAGCTGTTCGCCGTGCTGCAGCTATGTGGTATGGTGGTCCTGGTGGCTTTAACAACTGGAATAATCCCCGGTTTAGTGGTGGACCTGGCTATCCTAATATGGAACAATACACTCGTTCTGTCCTGCAACACTATGTGGGAGGTAACTAATGCAAGATGAATTTAACACACCTCCTCTAGCTCCTGAAGAAGCTCAAGCGAGAGCAGCTGAGTTTAACCAGGCTGCTGATCAGAACCAGCTGTATTCGCAAATGCTGGAGGAGCAGAAACAAGAAGAAGTTGCAGCTGCTGCTCCTCAAGAACCTGAACCTAGCTTTCTATCAGAGACTGGTGCTGCCCTTGCAGGTGGTGCTGCTGAGGCTGTTGAAAGTGTTGGCAGCTTTGCTGAGCTTACTGGCGATACCCTTAAGACTGGTTTTAACTATCTTTTTGGTCGTCCTGTTGATGACACCCAAAACCCTTTTAGCGATGATTATGAGGCTGGTGACGCTAGCTGGCTTGACA